GCCTCCTATAAATAAGACCACCTTTTGGGTAGGGGGGGTCAGCGAGAGTTGTCTTATATTACCCGCTGTAAACCACTGACTATGACTGCAAACAGAAAAGCCGCTGCTCTGAAAGCCCTTCAAGGGTCGGAGCGTCCAAGTCGAGAGCTGAAGCCTGTGCTCAAGAAGATCCCCGAACGTCCAAGACCTGTGTTCACCCTGAGCGATGCGGAGTTGGAGATATACGAACACCTCATCGAGCACCTCAGCGAATACCAATTACTGCACCAGGTGGACAGCATCGGGCTAAGTGTGATGGCCAAGAACATCGCCATCATGCGTTGGTGTGCTGACGAACTGGAGAGCATCGACGATGTTATCCAAGTATTCGAGAATGGCACGTCCAACGTCAGCGGATTGTACACTGCGTACACCAAAGCCCAGCAGTCCTTCCAAAGCATGATGAGCAAGTGGGGGTTGTCACCAGTAGACCGTGAGAAGATTGCGGGCATGGTGCTTGGTCACGACGAGGAGGATGTGTACGAGAAACTAAAGCAGCAGTAATGCCCTATGTCAACAGGAAAGAGAAGAGACGGCCTTGGAAAGCCAAAGCGAAGGGTCATAAGGCCAAGCCGCAGCAGGGTAGGACATCCTCGCCCGACAAGAGGTATCATACGTCCCAATGGCAAAGGACTAGACTGCTTGTGTTGCAACGCGACCCCTGTTGCGTGTTGTGCGACAAGCTCGATAGAGTCACGCCCAGCAACGTGGCCGACCACCACCCACCAGTGCGGATGCGGTGGAGGTGGCCTGACGACAGGTTCTACGACATCACAACAATCAGAGGGTTGTGCGACCACTGCCATGCTAGGGTTAGTGGAAGGCAAGCCCACGACAAAGCATGAGTACGCTACCGACATATGCCCAATATGCGGACGACATCACTTCGGGGAAGATAGAGTCATCGAAGTACGTTAAGCTTGCTTGCGAGAAGTTCTTCGACCTGTTCGACGATGACCGCTTCATCTTTGACAGCGACGATGCCGAACGCTACATCGCCTTCTTCGAGCAGTTCCTGCGTCACAGCAAAGGCAAGTTTGCGGGTCAGCCTTTCAAGCTGTTGCCGTGGCAGCAGTTCACGGTGGCCAACATCTTTGGCTGGAAGCACCGCGAGACGGGCAACCGCAAGTATCGCAACGCATATATCCAAGTCGGGCGTAAGAACGGCAAGTCTACACTGCTCAGTGGGTTGAGTCTAGCTATGCTGGACTTTGACAATGAGCCAGGGGCGGAGGTGTACTACGCGGCTGTCAAACGCGATCAAGCCCGCATCGTATTCGAGGAGGCTCAACGCATGGTGAAGGCCAGCCCCATCCTCAACAAGCGCATCGGATGCCACCGAGCCAACATGCACGTCACCAAGACCAACAGCAAGGCCGAGCCTCTGAGTAGCGACAAGAACAGCTTGGACGGACTCAACAGCCATCTTGCCGTGGTGGACGAGTATCACGCCCATCCCACTAGCCACGTCTACAACGTGCTGAAGTCATCTATGGGTTCACGCTTGCAACCACTGATGATGACCATCACCACTGCGGGCTTCAACATCGATGGGCCGTGCTATCAGCTAGCTCGGACATGCAAGGAGGTGCTAGAGGGAAAGAAGGAGGACGAGAGCTTGCTAGCTCTCATCTACGAGTTGGACGAGGAGGACGACTGGAAGGACGAGGAGGTGTGGATCAAGGCCAACCCCAGCTTGCACGAGAGCATCAGCATGGACTACCTCCGTGAGCAGAGCATCCAAGCGCGCAACTATGGCGGGGCTGAGGAGGTGAACTTCAAGACCAAGCACTGCAACCTGTGGGTACGCAGCGAGGTGACGTGGATACAGGATGACGTGTGGATGGAGAACGAGCACGAGAGGTTCACACCTGAGCAGGGGCAGCTCTGCTATGGTGGCCTTGACTTGGCGAGCGTCAATGACTGGAGTGCGCTATGCCTAGTCTTCCCCCGCGAGGATGGGGGCTACGACACCAAGCGGTTCTACTGGCTACCCGAAGCCGCTGTGGAACAGAGACTATACAACGACGAGAACACCATCTACTTGCAACTCAAGGATGCTACGGAGGTCACCGTGACACCAGGCAACGTCTGCGACTACGACTACATCCGCAAAGCCATCAGCGGCTACTACGTGGAGAACGGACAGGTCAAGTTCGACGAGGACTGCATCATGCGACGTTACAACATCAAGAGCATCGCCTATGACCGATACAACTCCACGCAGCTCGTCATCAACCTACAGAACGATGGGGTTGAGATGAGTCCTATGGGCATGGGCTTCGTCAGTATGAGCGCACCTATGAAGGAGTTGTACCGATTGATACTTGAGGGCAAAATCAACCACGAGGGCGATCCTGTTCTGCGATGGATGGTGGGCAACGTCAGTGTGGCCTACGACCCAGCTTTGAACATGAAACCCGACAAGGCTCGTAGTGGCGACAAGATAGATGGGGTGGTGGCACTGGTGTGTGCCATCGGTGAGGCCATGACGTATGAAGATGAAGACAACACGCTACCTGATGATTTCAACATACGATTCATATGAGACCCAAACGACCTTGCGAGGAGGAGCTGGCCCTCGCCCGAAAGCTCAGCAGCCCTGAAGGATTCTTAGACGAATACCAAAAGCGGTTGTACGACCACAAACGAAACATCGATGCCTATTACAGCGTAGAGGATGATTTCGAGCGTATCTTCGGACGAACGAGGTATAGTTGCTACCAAAGCTTCCATACAATTATGAGAAGACTTATCAAGAGTCGAACAAAGTAAGATGGGGCATTGTCCACATAGCATATACTTGCGAACATGGCTGAAAACCGCACTGGCCTCTTAGGTCGTATCCGTAAGGCATTTAGCCCAAACAATCAAAAGGAGGAGCGTTCGTTTGCCAATGTGCATATGGGCAGCACCTTCCCCTTCGTGCCGACTACGACAGGTATCTCACTCAGTGAGGACGGAGCGTTAGCGGTTAGCGCAGTTTACGCTTGCATCAACAAGATTAGCAGCACCATCGCCAGCATGGACCTGCACTTGTACGAGAAGGATGAGGACGGCAAGCGCATGGTTGATGCCCACCCAAGCTTAAACTTGGTGAGCCAAGCCCCCAACGACTACTTCAATCCCTTCCAGTTCTTTCAGCACTTGATTAGCGATGCCCTGATTCACGGGTGTGGCTACGCAGAGATTAAGCGCAATGGTGCTGGTGACCCCATCAGCTTGGAGCTATTGTCTCCCACCAAGGTGCGGGTCAAGACCATCGATGGCCGTCGCATGTACATCCACGAGGAGTACAGCGATGCCTTCTACAATGACGACCTGTTGGTCGTAGAGTGCTTCCGTGGGCTGTCGCCTATCCGTGAGCACATGGAGAACATTACCTTGGGGTATGCCGCACAGATGTATGGCAGCAGCTTCTTCGGCAGTGGTGGAAACATGAGCGGTGTATTGCACACCGACAAGATCCTCACCGAGGAGCAGTACAACAGACTTATGCAGACTTGGGACGCTAAGTATCACGGGATGAGCGCAGCGCACAGCACCGCAGTGCTGGAAGCTGGTCTGCGTTACGAGCGTGTAGGCATCCCACCCGACCAGTGTCAGTTCCTTGAGACACGCAAGTATCAAGTCGAGGAGGTGTGCCGCATCTTCAATGTGCCTACCTCAATGGTGCAGATGGATGCCAACGTCAAGTACAGCAACCAAGAGCAGCAAGACCTGTTCTTCGCCAAGCACACCATCGCCCCGTGGCTTCGCAACATCGAGCAAGAATTGAACAAGAAGTTGTTGAAGAAGAACGAGCGCAACACCCGTATGTTCAAGTTCAACATGATGAGCTTGATGCGTGGTGATATGCAGGCTCGTGCCAACTACTATCAAACTCTCCTCATGAGTGGTGTCTTCAGCATCAATGAGGTCAGGGCGATGGAGGACAAGAACAAGGTAGAGGAGGGTGATCGTCACCTCGTCCAGGTCAACCAAATCCCTCTCGATAGCATGTCAGCATACGCGGCATCTATCACTGGGCAAAACACCGAAGGTAGCGATGGCTGAGACCTACGGAGGATACCCCAAGGCGGCTCGTGCCGCTGCCCGTCGCGCCCTGAAGCACAAGGCGGAGAAGGGTTCTAGCTGTGGAACGAGTGTGGGATGGGAGCGCGCCAATCAGATTGCTTCGGGCGAGAAGCTCAGCCTCAAGACCATCAAGCGCACCTTCAGCTTCTTGTCTCGTGCTGCCGTGTACAACCAGGGTAAGTTCTACGACGAGGACGACAAAGAGATTTGCGGCAGCGTCATGTACGCAGCATGGGGCGGCACTAGTATGCGTAACTGGTGCAGTGGCATTATCAATAAAGCAGAGCGCAGCGCACAAGAGGAGCGCAACATCACCGCCACGGTGAAGAAGACCTTGGAGAACAAGGTCAAAGATCACAACGAGGGCAACCCAAAGCACAGGGCTACATACTCTATGCTTGCCGCTTGTTTCCGTCGTGGCATCGGAGCGTACAAGACGAATCCGAGCAGTGTGCGCCCCAGCGTCAAAAGCCCTGAGCAATGGGCCTTTGCGCGGGTCAATGCTCTGTTGTATGCCCTCCGCAACGAGAAGTTTAAGGGAGGGAAGTTTGATACTGACCTCCTCCCTAGCAGCCATCCGCTGTCTAGCAAAAAGAAATCAGAAAAAAAGAGTGACGCTATGAACGACTTTGAAAGACGTTGCGCGGACATTGAGTTCCGTGAAGAAGAAGAGGGTCGCGTTGTCACAGGCTACGCTGCTGTCTTTGACGAATCTACCCGCATTGGCGAGGTGGATGAGGTCATTGGCCGCGATGCCTTCAACGAAAGCCTCAACGACGATGTGGTTGCAACCTTCAACCACGACATGAATATGGTGCTAGCCCGCAGCACAGGTGGCGAGGGCACACTCCGTATGGAGATTGACGAGAAGGGGTTGAAGTACACCTTCCGTCTTGGCAATCAAACGTATGCCCGCGACTTGGAGGAATCCATTGCTCGTGGCGACATCAAGGGAAGCAGCTTTGCTTTCACCGTGCGGGAGGACAACTACGAGCGTCAGGACGATGGTCGTTACCTCCGTCGCATTGAGAAGATTGGACGGCTCATCGATGTCTCCGTCGTCTCTATCCCCGCGTACCCACAGACTAGTGTGGCTATGCGCGACATGATTGGTGCTCTCGAAGCCCAGTCGCAAGAAGAAAATCCAACCTCTAAGGCTCATCTCGTGAAGCTGGCTGAGGCACAATTGTCCATTCACAAACTAAAATCCTAACAGGATGAAAAACTCTCTCTCTCTCAAAGAAGAGCGCAGTGCCAAGGTCGCAGAACTTGAGGCACTCGTTCAGGGCGCGAAGGCCGCAGACCGCGACTTCACCGCTGACGAGGAGTCGCGTCAGGCGACCCTCAATGACGAAATTGTCGATCTCGACGGCAAGATTGCAAACGCTGAAAGCACCGAGGCTATCTTGGCTCGCAACGCAGCTATCTCCACTAGCGAGACTGCTGAAGACCGCGACATCGCCAAGGTTCAGCGTAGCTACAGCTTTGCTAAGGCTGTCCAAGAAGTGGCTGCTGGAAAAGGCTTGTCAGGCTTGGAAGCAGAGATGCACCAAGAGGCGCGCAACCAAGCGAAGAACGCTGGTGTGGCCACTACTGGTAACCTCCAGATTCCCATCTTCGAGCAGCGCGCTAACGTCGTTGGTGTGGCTAGTTCTGTTGCAGGTACAGAGCAACTCAATGTTTTGTCTGCTCTCGTGCCTAAGCCTCTCATCGAGACTTTGGGTGCTCAGCGCATCACTGGCGTGACTGGCGACATCAAGTTCCCTAAGTTGAACGCTGCCGCCACCTTGCAAACTGACGAGGCTACTACAGCTACCGAGTCTGCTGGCTTCGATAGTGCCGTGACCATGTCTCCTGAGCGTGTTGGTGCTCGCCTCGATGTCTCTAACCAGACTTTGGCTCAGCTCAACGGAAGCTTGGAGAATGTCTTGGCTGGTCAAATCTCTAACGAGATTGGCTCTGCTGTTGACCGCATGTTCTTCTCAGAGGTGGTCGGTACTATCGCTGACGACCAAGCCGACAGCACTGCTGCTGAGCTCCCAACATACGCTGAATTGACAGCATTGGAAGGCACGGTTGGTGATGCTCACGCTTTGGGCAACAACTGCGCTTACGTCACTACTCCTGGTATGCGCGCTTTGATGGCGGGTCAGGGTAAGTTTGGCAGTGGCTCAGGTCAGGCTTTCATCGAGAACGGCCAGCTCTACGGATACGACGTGGCTGCTACCAACATCGCTGAGTTGTCTAACAGCACTGCTGGAGTGACAGCTTTGGTGTTCGGTGAGTTCTCTCACGCAGCAGTTTGCTACTGGAACGGCATCGACCTCTTGATTGATCCTTACACTGAGGCAGCCAAGGGTGTGACTCGCATGATTGCTCAGGTGTACGCTCAGGCTAAGCCTATGTACGATACAGCTTTCACCAAGATCTTCTTGGATAGCAACTTCGCAGCCTAATAGCTGACTAACCAAACGCGAAAGGGGGAGGGATAGTCCCTCCCCTTTTTTTCTCTCTCAAAACACCGCCACATGGACTTCTACTCAAGCACTCGAACTTCGAACACCACTGATTGGATTACCCGCGACGAGGCCAAGGCTCATTTGCGTGTGGACTTCGACAGCGACGATAGTTACATCGATGCTTTGTTGGAGGCTTCACAAGAGGCGTGTGAGAAGATTTTGGGCTTCAACTTTGGCACATGGTCACACGAGGGTTACGCAAGTGAGTTCACGAAGGTTATCTTCTTCCGTCAAGCCAATCTATCGGGGTCAGCCACGGTGTCATACAAGAACGCTGCTGGCCTTCCGCAGACCCTTGAAAGCAGCAACTACAGGGTGTCGAGAAGGTCGTACCCAGGACGCATCGTCTTCGACGATAGCTTGCACCTGTCAAACGAGAAGCACGATCCTGAATGGCTCAAGGTCACATGGACTAGCTCTTACAACACTATCCCTAAGCTAGTGAAGCAAGCTGGCCTGATGATTATTGGTCATTTGTACGAGATGCGTCAAGACGTTGGCTACAGCCGAATCTTCGAAGTTCCCATGAACAGCAAGTACCTCCTTGAGAAGTACCGCCAACAATCGTTCGTATGAATCTCAACGTAGGACGTTTCGACAGGGAGATTAAAATCTACACTCCCAAGGACGTTATCCGCAACGGATTCAACGAACAATACTCTGCCTATGAGTTGCACTTGACGTGCTTCGCGTTTCGCAGAGACATTGAGTGGTCCACCATTGGTGAAGAGGTCCACGGCAAGCAATTGGTAGTAGAGGCTCGCACTGAGTTCTACATCAAGGGTTGGCGTGACACCTTCAGTGAGACAGCCATTGTGCTGTACAATGGTAACTACTACGAGATTACCCGTATCGACGAGATGGAGCGTCGTCGTTACACTCGCATCCTCTGCCTCCGTCGTGACAACTTTACACCCCTTATCCAATGAGTAGATTAGCCAGTGGCAAATATGGGGTGACGATGAAGTTCGACACCACGGCCTTCAAGAGGTTTGCTGACGACCTCAAGAAGATAGACGTGGCCAAGCGCAAGAACTACATGCAACAGGCGTGTCGCCATGCTGCTGTGCCCGTGCGCGATGCCATGAAGATGTACGCGCCCAAGGGCGACAGGGGCAAGCTCCGCAATAGTATCGACATCACACCTCTTGCGGCTACGGGCTTCGGTTCGTTCTATGGTGTCCGCGTTGGTCCAATCATTCGTGGTAGGAGCAAGAAGAGAGTGAATATCGCTCACTTGGTAGAGCTGGGTACGACGAAGAAGATTAAGAGACCACGTTCAGGCAAGAAGAACTTCACGTTTGACAGCCGCAAGAATCCAGGTCAAAAGGTCGTCGTCCCCCGCATCTTCCACGGACGTAAAGCCGACACCTACGTGGCTAAGGCCAAGCGTGGTAAGGAGCAAGTCGTGTATGGCCGTCTAGCCGAGAAGATGAAGACACTCATCGAAGGCAAGATTGCCGCTGAAATCAAAAAGCATTACAAATGATTCACGTAGTAATTGACTTGCTCAAGGACGATAGTGCCGTAACTGCATTTGTTCCCGCGAACTCTATCATGCCTGTGAAGGGCGAACAGACGGTGGAGCGTCCACACATCATCGTCGATTTGTTGAGCACGGACCTTGACCGCACCAAGGAGGGCATGGTGTTCGAGACATACAACATCGAGGTCTTTATCGCCTCCGTTGGAGTCTACAATGCATGGCAAATCCATGAGAGGTGTCGTGTGGCTTTGGACAACTTCTCAGATAGTGATTACAGCGTGACCGATAGGCTTGGCCCTTACGACATCAAAATCATTCGTCTTGCGGACATCAGCACCGATGCCCACGAGCTTGACGACTTCTTTATTATCAGATCAATCTACGCTTTGGAGATGGACAAGTGGAATGGCACACCTAGCTAATCCAACCTAGTTTGTCCCCACGGCTAAAACAAAATCGAACTTTCTCTTTCAATCTAAAACCTAACAGCTATGGCTACTACAGGATCAGTACAAGGCAATATCGTCGGCCTTTATATTGACGATGCAAACGTTAATTCAGACGGGTCAGACTTCATCGAAAGCAACGCCATCAACTCAACTGACTACCACTTGGTAGGAGCTAGCACCAACGCGAGCATCAGCATCAGCAACGCCTCATATGAGACGGTGTTCAAGACAACATCCACTGGCACCGAAGGTGTTGGAAGCAGCAAGCGCAGCTACGGCATCGGGGCACAGAGCGCAAGCATGAGCATCGAGGGTGTCGTTGCTATGGACGCTACTCACAACCTTGAGTTCTTGACAGGCTTGGCTCTTGACAAAACTGCCGTCACCGTGGTGTGGGCCACCAACGACGCGGCTGACTACGCCTTGGCGGGCAAAGGCTTCGTGACCTCTGTGGAGGCTAGCGGTGGTGTAAATGACTTCACTACCTTTAGCTGCACCATCGAAATTGATGGCGACATCAGCGAAGTGAACGCAGCATAAGACATGGCCGTCACACCTGGAACAATAAAGGGTAACGAGGTCGGGGTCTTCATTGACTCTGAGGTCTCAGATAATGAGGACGACATTCTCGAAAATTGGGATACGTTTTCTCCATTTGTTTCCCATCCTGCTTCAGGTGCAGGCGCATTCTTTACGTGGGTTCCTGTGGCATATAGTAGCAACGCTACCATAAGCATCAACACAGAAACTCGGAAGTATATTCAGCCTGTAGTCAAAGCTGACCGCACTGAAAACAAGAGAACAGGAGTAACTAGTGCCACGATTCAGGTCGATGGCCTAGTTGCTCTTGATCATACCAATCACGACTTAGAGCAGCTTGTTGGCTACCTTATCGACAAGCAAGATCTAACCGTGGCTTGGTCTAGCAGCGGACGGGACGACTACGCTATGGTGGCTAGAGCCAAGCTTTTGTCGCTACAAGCGAACGCTCCCGTGAATGGCTTTGTCGATTACACCGCAACCTTTGATGTCCAAGGTGACGTTCTAGAGATGCCGACGTAATCAATAAAGCTTATATTGTGGCGTAAATTCAATCACCATGAACACGTTGTCAGGTCAATTCGAAGTTTCCTTTGACGGGAAGAAGTATCAGTGTCACCTTAGCATGAACGCATTCCGTTTGGTATGCGAAGCTGAGGCTCTAACCATTGCTCAGATGGATGAATGGATTAAGCGCGATCCTATCGCTGCTGTCCCTCGACTCATCTACTACGGCATGGTCAATGCCTTGCACTACAAGGGCGACACGGAGACGATGCTTCCGAACTTCAATCAGTTTGCGGCTCATATGTTCGAGAACGAAGAAAGCGTTGCCGAGTACGCCACTCTCATCAGTGTGGCTATGGGTGGCGAAGAACCAGTCGAACCATCAGAAGCCGAGGAGCTGGGAAACGTGAAAAAGACCAAGACCCAATAACATGGCAAACCCTCTATCACGGAGGGTTGTCTATGGGGCTAAAGCCCATTGAGTTTTGGTCAATGACCTTTTGGGAGTACACAACTTTCAGCAATAGTATCAAGGAGGAGCAATCAAGATTGTGGTGGCATACATCGAGCCTCTTGTGTATGCAAGCCAATCTCAATCGAGATAGCAAGAAGAGACCTACGCCATATAAGCCTCAAGACTTCCATCCATATTCGGATGGGGTTCAACAACAAAAAGACTCCCGTCCAACGGAAGCAAACATTGAATGGTTGCAGAAGATGGGCAAAACATTGAGCAATGGCTGATTCTAAACTATCACTATCGATAGCCCTAGACCACGAGCGGTTTAGCAAGGGGCTGAGTAACGTACAAAAAAGAACTGCCCGTGCTGGCCGTTTGATGACCGATGTCGGCAAGAAGATGTCGATAGGTCTCAGTGTCCCCTTGGCCTTGATTGGTCGTAGGGTTGCTGAGACGGCTACTGAGTTTGAATATCAGATGGCTCGTGTTGCGGCTATCAGTGGCTCGGCAGCCGACGAGTTGGCCTCCCTCACAATGAAAGCCGAGGAGCTGGGTAGTAAGACCATCTTCACTGCTCGTGCTGTCGGTCAGCTTCAAGAGGAGTTTGCAAAGCTAGGCTTCAGTGCTTCAGAAATCAATCAGGTCACGGAGTCTACGCTGAGCTTGGCACAGGTCACGGGAGCTACCTTGCCTCGTGCTGCTGAAATCGCTGGTGCTACGCTGAGGACATTTGGCCTCGACGCATCTAAGATTGATCAAGTCAACGACATCGTGGCTGTGGGCATCAGCCGCTCCGCCCTAGACTTTGAGTCTTTTGCTGAGACTATGAAGTACGCTGGTAGCCAGGCGGCTGTCAGTGGCATCAGCATTGAGCAACTCGGTGCTGCTATGGGTGTCTTGGCCAACACTGGTGTCAAGGGGTCTATCGCGGGTACGCGCTTGCGTATGATTTTCGCCAAGCTTGCTCAAGAGGGTGGCAACGTAGAGGAGGAGTTCCTGAACGTTATTAACGGCACAATGACCATGACCGAGGCGATTGACCGCTTCGGCATCAGAGCCGCCACTGCAATCCCTGTGCTTCAAGAGAACAGGGACGAGTTCCACAACTTGTTCAAGCTGTTGCGAAACAGCGCAGGGACTCTTGACATCATGCAAGAGAAGATGGACGACACGTCTTTTGCTGTGCAGAGAAAGTTGACCAGTGCCCTAGAGAACTTGAGCATTCAGATTGGCAAGGCCCTCTTGCCTATGCTGAATGTCTTGCTTGAGATTTTGATTGCCATCACCAATGGCTTTGCCAAGCTCCCTGCCTTTATGCAAGGTTTCATTGTGACCCTTGGTGCTTTGACTGCCGTGATTGGCCCACTGCTCTTTGTCATGGGCAACTTCTTGACTGGCCTAGGAAACCTTCAAATCCTCGCTCCAGGTGTTGCAGCAGCATTGAGCACGTATCTACTGCCAGCTATTTTGGCTATAGCAGCGGTTGGTGCTGTGGTATCATTCCTTGTCGGCTTAGAGGGAGGCATGAAAGCTGTAGAGACGCAAGCTCAAAGGATGGCTCGGGCAAATGAAACTGCTGCTTCTTCGGTTGCCAAGCAGACGACCCCAGTCAAAACTTTGATTGAGGCTTACAAAAATGAAAACTACACACTAGAGGAGCGTCAAGGCATCTTGAAAAAGTTAAACGAGCTTCAGCCTGACTATTTTGGCAAACTCGATGCTGAGACAACCACGGTGGAGGATTTGACTGATGCCTACAAAAAGATGGCATCCGCTATCATGGTGACGGCAAAGGCAAGAGCTATACAATCAGAAGTAACTCGTTTAGAGACAGAAAGATTACAAGCGATAGCAGAACAAACAGAGAAGCAAACGGAATTAGAATCACTAGGAGTAACAACCGCCACCGACAGGATATTAGCATTGGGTGGAGGAGGCACTGCACAAGCAGTAGGTCAAGAATCACCAGTTGAGTTATCTAGACGCAAACTCAAGAACGACATTGACAATTTGCAAGTAACCATTGACGACCTAGAGAGTCAACAGCAAGATTTGCAAAACATCTTGAGTTCGCCCGAATACAAAAAGGCACTAGAGGCTTTGTTCGGCAAAGGTGTAGAAGGCGTAGAGACACCAGGCGACATCAACTTCATCCAAGAGATGGAGCGTGACCTAGCACGACTGGATCGGTTTACAACTCTGATGCAGAGTGGTCCTCGCCAAGCTACTCGTGAAGACCCCATTGTGTACAAAACCGAAAGGCTCAAAATCTTGAATAAGGCTCTGAAGGAATTCAGTGAAATCGACGACCCTACGGAGCGCGCCAAGTTTGCCGAGGATATTCGAAATATCCAGCAGGAGATTGCGAATCTTGCACCTGAAGTCAAGACGCTACAGGATCAGGAGAGCGCATTCGATGCATATACTGATGCCTTAGAACGTTTCTCCAAAGGACAAGATGCAATTGACCTGAGAAGCGCATTGGGGCTTTTTGCTGACGAGGGCGATGTCATTGCTGCACAAATCAGCAATCAGATTCAGCTCGTCAACTTCTTGGCTGAGGCTCTAGGCCGTGAGAACGAGGCGTACAAAGAGCAAGCTCAAATTCTTGATGGATTGCTCAAGAAACAAAAGGAGTACACTGAGGGCAAGCAGAACGACGTGGAGGCATCGGACAGGTATAAAGACGACCTTCGAGCCATATCAGACATATCGTTCGGCATCGGTCAAAACCTTGGTGAGGCAGCAGACAAGAGCAGGACCTTCGGTCAAGCAGCCACCGAAGCTTTCAAAGCTGCGGCCAAGCAAGCGGCTCGATATGCGTACATGCGTTTCCTTGCATCGGTGATGGAGGATGAGACAACACCAACAGCGATTGGTAAGCTTGCCGTTGGTGCATTGGGTCTCGGTGTGTTGAGCGGCCTTATTGACAGCATCCCAGCCCTCAAGGACGGGGGTATCACCACAGGACCAATGTTGGCTATGGTCGGGGACAACCGCTCAGGGCGAGAGGCCATCATCCCACTGGAGAAGCTCCCTGGCCTTATGAACAAGATGCAAGGTAGCAAGGACATCTCCTTGAGCACCCGCTTGCATGGACAAGATTTGGTTCTTGCCACAAAGAGAGCTAAGTTCAACATGCACCGAACAAACAAGTAATGGCATACGTAACACTTAGCGAGAACTTTTGGGACGACGACCACGGCAACAGATGGCGATTGCGGGTTCTGAACTTACAAGACCTTAGTAGCAGCCCTGAGACATACCCCTTCACAGTTTCTACGCCACAAGCTCTTGACATATCTCGTGGAGGTGTCAACTGGTCCTATGACGGTGATTTAAGCGATGGAGCGTATAGCCCAATCATCACGAGCAAGCTAGAGATTGATTTCTTCGTGAGCAATGATGAGGAGCACGAGTATATCAAGTATCTCTCCGAAACTCCTGATTGGAAAATTGGATGTCACCTAACAATGACCAAGGGTGATCTCAACACCCCCGCCAATTGGTATGGAATCCTACTCCCCGATCAATTCAAGGTAGAGCTAGGTGGTTATCCATATCAGGTGAAGGTGGTGTTTGTCGATGGTCTGACTTTGCTCAAGGAAGTACCATATAAGGAGCTAGACGACAGGACACCATATCAGGACACTCAGACTTTGAAGATTACCATTGGCCGAGCTGTCACCCGTATCCGAGATGCATGGAACTACTTCAAAGGGTCAACTCCAAATACAGGTGAGGTCATACCTTGGAGAATTGTTGAGTTCATCGACCTGTGGTCACCTGACATTGGAAACTCAGTTAATTACAACATCATCAGTATCCTGCACAACCTCAAGATTAAGCAGGACACGTTCAATAGGCCATCAGTTCTTGACAACCCAGTAGGCAAAGGTTTCAAGGTCTTTGAGGACACTATGACCTGCTACGAGGTGCTGGAGCATATATGCATAGCACTGGGATGTCGTATGCATATGTTTGGTCAGAACTTCTATTTTATCAGCCCTACCACTTACTTGAACAACGGCTCATGTCGGGGATTCAGACACGACAACACCAGCTTGATTGGTACTGACGATGGCGATGATAGACTTGAAGATCCAACCCTCGCTGAATCGGGCATCAACCTGTTGACTGCTAACACAAGAGGTGACTACGACGATTTGCAGGATTACGATATGCTAGAGGGCAGCACCCGTTCTCGCTTGCTTCCCCTCCGTGGCATGGTGTACACGCATAAAAACTCAGGGTCAAACAGGGCACTGGGTGGTCGCTATCCTATCCCTCGCACCGCTGCTGATGGCTATCAGGACTCATGGTCTTGGACGACATCGAACTTGCAGCAGTTTGGGAATGAATCGGCTATCGAGAATGTGTTTACGCACTATGTGATGTACAGCCGATTGAGAAGTGCAATCGATCCCGACTCTTACTTCGACTTTGAAGACCTGAGCGTTGCAAACAACCCATTCAATCAGGTAACACAAAGAGCGAAGCACGATTACTACGAAGCCCCAGCTTTGGTAGAGGAGAGGACTCGTCAGCTTATCACTCTACAGGGCATCACGGAATCAGACGCGAGAGACCTTATGACGTGGAATGAGGACAACCCTCTAGAGGACACGGACTTCGCAGTCCCTGCCAACACGCCATTCAGGTTGCAGACCACCGCCTATGTCCACACGAACTTTGATGAGGACAGGACGATAGGGTGCAAGATTGTGATGAGGTTGAAAATCAAAGTAGGAGACTACTACCTCAAGCAACACGTCACCCACGCAAGCTTTGCTGATGATGAAATCCCACACACAGATGGGTTTGAAATCATCAAGCCAGGTGCCAACGCAAGGTATAAGCCTCTACGTGCTGCTGACCCCGCTGAGTGGACGCAGACAAGTACGGACAGATTCGAGATTGTCTTGAACAACCCCGACCTACTTGAAACACCAGTGGACTTTCCTGCTCTCGTGCATATTGATGATGATGGGAATAGCCATGAGTATGGAGGTGGTGTCGCTACTATTCTTGAGCCACGGACTGACGATAGCGATGTAGATCGCCTACGCTACCGCAATAGCTTCAATGCTGGAGATGCGGAGAAGCACCACAACTTCCGTATGGCCATCGACATCAGCATCCCTGAGTTGCCTAATGACGACACGGGTACTGGTCTAGAAATCTACCTCCTCGATGCCATTGCTTACGATGCAGGGGGTACTCTCTTTACGGAGACAGAGATGGACGAGTTTGTTAGGGCAAACTTGCGCTTTGAGAATGTCAAGTTCTACGTGGGCACTGGCGAGAAGTCTGACAACAGCCAATACTTCACTATGGTGGAGCCAAGTGCTGCCTTGTCCGATGTCGTAGACTACATGCCACCGACCATTGTAGGCATCCGTGGTGACGGCTGGTTTGGCAAGACGGGCTACCTCCATACAGGAACAAACTATGACCTCAAGTTCCACACATTCCTGACCACTAGCACTTATCCTGATGAAGGCAATGCTCAGACCCTTCTGCTGAGAATCAGTGAAGAGCATATGAGGCTCAGGTCTGTTGGTCGTGATGTGTACGAGTTAAGGCTTTTGCCTCCTGCATACGAGAGTGGTGCGACTTTCAAGCAACACCCACGTATGGAGGACAGGATTGTGATTACAATCGACGGAGAAGACAGGCACATGATGCCCATCAGCATGAGCACTGATTGCACCACAGGTGAGGTATCGGGCACATTCCTCGATATGGGCAGGGACAACCCAACGCTATTGAGTCTATATGACGGTGGTAGAAACCCATTGCCCATTGACGCTCAATCTCCCGTTGGCCCACTGCCCGTTGATGGCACGGACTTCACTCGCAGGGCTAGCGACACGGGTAGGAGGCCAGGATTGCCTGTCGATGCATCTAAGAAGCTCGGCTTCATAACGATGGATGCTGATCGTACTGGTATCCAAACTTTCATAGGTAGCACTGGTGGTGGTGCAACCGTTAACATCGACGCAGCCGACTTAGGAACTATCATGGATGGGGCAGCAGCGCGAGATGCTAGCTCACGTTCTGAGCCATATGATCGTATTGCCACCATCGAGGGTGATGGGGGTTTAGGTGAGCTTGCTGTTGGCAAGTCAGGTCAGTTCCTAAAAAGCCTAGGAACGGGTGGAAGCCCCGTCTTTGCAGACCTTCCCATCACGCAAGTGTACAGCCTTGGATTCCTTGACGACATTGGAACGACAAAGCACTACCTGCCATTCAAGGACATCAACGAGCAGACCACTCCCTATCAAGAGGAAGCAGCCTTCGTTATGCCCTACGACGGCAGACTTGTTTCAGTCAGCATCAGGCCAAGTCAAATCAATGCCACGGGCAACCTGACGGTGGACATCTCGACATTGCCTGTTAATAGCGGAATCTTCAGCACAAGCAACTGGACGATTGAAGAATCAGAGACGTTAGCCTACGCCACAGGAGACACCAACCACGTCTTCCACTTCGTATTCAGTAACGCTCAACACTTCGATGCTGGTGAGGCCATCTCACTAGGTATTCAGGCATCGGTTGACCCTGGGTCTTTCACCTACTGGTATGTCACAGCAGTTCTAGAGTTCGACACTACGGGCAACCTTGGAGAGGTGAGCCAAGAGCACGAGGATTGATTGTCATGATAGGTAAAATGTCGAACTATTTTGTACGCGACCTACGTCGTCATATTGCAACTTTGGGCGAGAGTCTCTCTGAAAAAGAGGGCGATCCACCGAACCTAAGAACATGAAGACACTCCTGCTTTCCCTCTTTACCATCCTCTCTTTAACAATCCAAGCTCAAGAATGCATCCTTCTAGAAGCCCCAAAGATGATGGGGTTGGAGGTGAGCAGGGCTGAGCTAGACCTTGAAGACATCGACCCCTTAACGCTACCCGTGGTCTTCCACGTGGTGCATACGGGCGGGGACGAGAACATCAGTGATGAGCAACTCTTGTCTCAGATTGATGTCATGAACACTGAATTCGCCGACAGCAAGATTCAGTTCTGTCTAGCTGCACGTACACCCGAAGGTGACCCCACGACGGGCATCACGCGATATGACGCTAGCTGGAATGACGACTATGTAGAGGCGGGGTGCAGTAGCAGCAGCAACGAGGACGGATGGAATGAGACCGCTATGAAAGCTGAGGTGGGATGTTGGAATCCCGACCAGTACCTCAACATCTACAGCGTTAGTGAAATAAACGGCAACGATGGGGGCTATGGCACTCAGGGCTTCGCCTACCTCGGATCTACTGGCGATTGCAGGGACGGCATCGTATGCCTCCACAATGCCCTTGGCAATGAGGGTGTGTTGAAGCCCTACACGGAGTTGGGGCTGACCGCTGTACACGAGGTGGGTCACTACCTCAATCTATATCACACCTTCTCAGGTTCTTGCAGTGAAAGCAACTGCTTGACTCAGGGGGACAGGGTATGCGACACGCCACCGACGACACCCAACTTCTCTTGCACCGAGACGGAATGTCCCGATGCTTTGCTTGAGAACTTCATGGACTACACCCCTGAGACGTGCCGTGAGAGCTTCACTGAGGGTCAGGCAGTACGTATGCACCAATGCATCCAAAGTCAGCGTCAGGGGCTTCTTACAGCCCTCTCTTGCGAGCCTGTAGTGGACTACGATGCCACAGCCAGCTACGCCTTGTATCAAGAGGAGTGGTGTGCTAGCTATCAGGACATATGGGTCACCGTTGTCAACCAAGGTAGCTTGACGCTGCCCTACATCAATGTCTCTCTCTTCTGCAATGGCGTTGAGTACACCAAGGTGGTGGAGGACTTGCCTGGCGGACAGAGTGAGGACGTGTCTTTCCTTGATGTGTACGTGGAGGCCGCGCAGATGTTCGAGGTGCAAGTGAGCACCCCACTAGACCAAAATGAGGATAACGACTATGCCTACTGGCCTATCGACTTCAATATGGGCAACCTAGTCAAGGTTATCGTGGACAGCGATGTCTACGCCAATTACATCTCGTGGACCATCACCGATGAGGATGGAGAGGTGGTAGCTGGGGATCAGGACTACCCCTTTGGTGAGGAGACCTACGAGTACAACGTATGCGTGTACGATGGATGCTACGATGTAGTCATTGAGGATGTCATGGGCAATGGCTTCTGCCAGTTCGATTGGAACGACGATGGGGATTGCGACTATGGTGAAGGTAGCTTCTTGGCCGTCACCAATGACGACACGTTGGTGTGGACAGGCGAGGGTGCAATCTTCGACGTCTACCAAGCCACGTTCTGCAATACAATCACCACTTGCGAGTTGGACTACGATGGCAATGGCACTATTGGCAATGGGGACATCTTGGTGATGCTGAGCTACTTTGGCTGTGACTTCGCTTGCCCCTACGACCCCAACCAAGACGGGGCTGTCACCGTGATGGATTTACTCTTCATGCTCACCAACGTTGGGGCATGTGAGGTGGAGATGGACTTCAGCCCTGCCACCTACTTCGACTACATCACCGAAACGGAGGGTCAGCTCCTTCCTACAGGCAAGCCACGTATCTACGATATGCTAGGCCGTCGTGTGGACACGCCCTTTGACCAGCTCTCCCGTGGGGTGTACATCATGCGATGGAAGAACGTGGTGCGTAAGGTCTTTGTGCAATGAGGTGGCTCTTGCTCTTTCTCCCTGTGCTGTCTTGGGGTCAGTGTGACATCGAGATTGTGGGGTTCAACCCCATCAGTACGGACATGACCATCACTGTGAATGGTGGGGCGTGTATGACCGAGAGCGACAGCATAGGTGAGTTCTTGCTTGGCCTCACCTTCACCCAGCCCATCCCAAACATAGCCGACGACTATCCCTGCTTCTATCCTAGTGGGTGGGCCTTGCTCATCTTCCCCCTTGACTTTCCTGGCTTTGACATCGGGGAGGGCGACGACAACATCTTGCAGACGGGTGATACTATCACGTTCAACCTCCTTGAGACCCCGTGGGCAGGGTCGGGTACAGCGGACTGCTGGATAGAGATATTCCAAGATGCTGCATACTTCGAGGAATGCGTTATTGTGGCTGTCTACCAAATCAACGACAGCCCTGACATCGGAGACGACGACCTGTGGAACTCGTGGGTGGAGTGGAGCTTGAATGGGGCTTGCGACCCACCACCACCACCTATCGTGCAGGGATGCACTGACATGTTTGCCTACAACTACAACGAATCAGCCACTGACGATGATGGCTCATGCGTGTATCAAGGATGCCTCGATGAGGATGCCCTGAACTACTGCATAGAATGCACTATCGAGGGTGACTGCGACTACGCCCCTGACAATGGGATAGAGTGCAGCGACCCCATGATTTACGTCCCGAATACGTTCACGCCTAATGGCGATATGGTCAATGAGTTTTGGAAGCCAGTGACACGCAATGAGTGCTGGTGGAGATGGGAGTGCCGCGTCTACAACCGATGGGGTACTCTCGTGTGGATAAGCTACGATCCCGCAGACAAGTGGCTAGGCAACCGCCTTGATGCCTTCGTGCCTGATGGGGTCTACGTTTGGAGTATCAAAGCAACAACCTATCAATCAACCAAGGCCGTTGACATCAAGGGCCACGTGACAATCTTCCGATGAACTACGAAACACTACTGACCCTTGTGCCCTCCCTCATGACCGCTATCGGTGTATGGGTCAGCTTAAATGGAGAAGTGGCCAAGCTCAAAGGCCGCGTGTACAGACTTGAGAGCGACCAAAACGAGATGAAAGAGATGCTTCAGAAATGCGTTGACGGCATCCACGAGCTGAAGCTCTTGTTGGCCAAGAAGGGTATTTGAGTATATTGCAGTAACAAACCCATACACTATGGACTTTTTTCTTCAAGACTGGGCTGAAAT